AAAGGAGACTCAAGATGACTTGGTTAAAAATCACCTCGATTGGCGAGATCGACCCCAAAGCCCTCAGCTTAATGGGCGCTTCGGTCAAAGACGAGGGCGCTATCGGTGAGTTCGGCTCCGGCCTCAAGTATGCCATCGCCTGCTTGCTCCGCAAAGGTGTCAAGTTCCATATCTTCGCTGGTGCCGACGAGATCAGTATTGGTACCGAGCAAAGCACTTTCCGTAATGCCGAGTTCGGCATCATCACAATCAACGGGCAGCCAACCTCAATCACTACCCGCACCGGCCCGAAGTGGGAAATCCGTGACGCAGTGCGAGAGATTTATTCAAACGCCCTCGATGAAGGAACATGCTCGCACGGGCTTTGGTATCTTCCGCCCGAAGGTACCGCCGGTTTTACCAGTTTCTTTATCGAAAACCACGGTGAGGTCGCGGAAATGACTTCCGCTTGGCATAAGTATTTTGTGCGCAACGAGGAAGCTTGGATTGACGCCGGTTCTGTCCGAGTACTGCGCCAAGCAACTCCCAACTTCTTTCGTCGGGGAATCTGGATTTGTGAAGATCGCGCGTACAAGCCGCTCTTTTCCTATGACCTCGATCAATTTGACTTGCCTGAGTCTCGCCGAGTAAACTCGGGCAGTTTTCTTTATAGACTTTACGTTGTCCTTAACGACATCAGCGAGCCTGCTTATTTCTCCGCGTTGATTGAAAACAGTCTAACTGAGTGTGTTGAGTGGGACACACTCAAATTTTCTGCCAGCAAAAAAATCACCGAACGGCTGTTTGGGGCTTTTGTAAATGCTGGATATGATTATATCGGAGTTGAGTCTCGGCGGCAGCGATACAGCCAGCTTCCCCAAGGAAAAATTCTTTGGTGCCACGAAAACTCTTACGGGGTTCTCAAGTCCAGTAAGTGCCCATCAATTGAGGAAGGTCTCGGCGGCAACGAAATCTACCTGCCTTCCGAATGGCCTATCGGCCTTAGGGCCCGTGTCGACGCCGAGATCGCCTACTTGAAAACCTTCGGCGTCGACATGACAAAGTTTTCTGTCATCTTCGGCACTATCAAGATAAATAACGCTCTCGCCCTCGCCGATGTAGAAAAGAAAATTTGTGTCATCGGCGATCTTTGCGAGATGGCAGAACCTAACTCCATCCGCAAAGCTCTTATCGAGGAATGGACTCATCTTGAGCATGATGTGCCTGATTGCTCTGTCCCACAGCAACACGTTTATTTGAACCTAATCACAGATTTGATGGCGCGCAAATGACGTGGTTGCAGTGGGTAAATCAAATCCTTCTGGCGGGAGCTGGCCTCGGCGGCTGGCTCCTCGCCTTCATTCTCATTCGCGGCTGGCTGCGGGGAGACTTCAAATGAAACGAGCCTTTGATGTCGTGATCCTCATCGCAGTGCCGGTAATTTTGTTGCTCGTCATTGGAGGACTGATGAAATGGCTTTGACTAAGCACACACCGGGGCCTTGGAACCTTGTCCCCGCAGATGAAGACGTTAAGCTCGGGAGTGCGTTCTGCCTCGATCTGAGTGCGATAGGTTGGGGGAGTTTCGCTCGTGTTGTCATTCGTTTTAATGACGAAAGCGAGCCTTCAAAAGAAGGATTAGCCAACGCCCGCCTTATCGCAGCGGCCCCTGATCTGCTGGAGGCGTTGCGCTACTACGCAAGCCCCGAAGCGTGGACCGTCAATCAAGTTGAGGGTGCGGATGGCGATTACGGAGCCAAAGCCCGCGCCGCCATCGCCAAAGCAACAGGTGAAGCATGACCCTCACCATCGAGATGACCCGCTCCCACGACATCAAGCTTATCGATGGAGTCTATTCCATCGAGCTTCCCTGCACCCCCGCCGGGTTCCAAGTCCTTCGGTCGATCCTTCAAGCCCGACTGAACGAACAAACCAAGCTGGCCACCCCCGGCGCGCCGACCCAGCGCATGGTCGACGCCGAACTCGCCAAGCAGGTCCGCGAGTACTACGATCGGACCCTGCCCGGAATGGATATGGAGTTGGACCTATGAATGAAGTTGTCAGAACAGCGCTGGAAGAAAGCATCGCGCATTGGGAGCGCATTGCGGCCGGGACTGAAAACGCAGTAGGGCGCCGCTACTGCGCCCTCTGCCGTCTTTTCAATCATTGGGTCAGGCCTCCCAATCGCATGACACCTTGGGAGACGAATTGCGAAGGCTGTCCGGTTAAGAAAGCGACCGGAAAGAGATTCTGTGACGATACACCTTTTGAAGATTTTATATCCACCAATGATCCAGCGAAGTTAGCGGCCAGCGCAAAAGCCGAGACTGCGTTCCTTCGTTCCCTCCTTCCCGAGCCCCGCTCATGAGCCTTTCCAAAAACCCTGCTGCCTACGAGCATGTGCAAAAAGTCCTCGACGCGGTCGTAGGCCTGCCCTCGGCCCGGTACCGCTGCCCCTCCAAGTCCGCCGCCATGCGTTTCCGCGCCGAGGCCTACATGTATCGGAAAATCTGTGGCAGCCCCAAGTACGACGGCCTCACCTTCAAGCTCGAGGGCGAGACTGTCGTGATCAGCGTTCGCCAAGTCGAGGGGGTGATTGAGACCGGCGACGGCCAGCCGATCGAACCGGCCGCATCGAAGCTCGAAACCGATTTCGAGGCCGAGGCCTTTGGGCTGGCTAAGAAACTCGGGCTGGACATACTTTGAACGGAAACAGTGGAGCAACACCAGATGAGTGAAAAGCATGATGCCCTGATCTTCTCCGTCCGACTCAAGTCCGGCGGCTTCGAGAGCAGCGGCGAGTTGCCCATGCCAGCGACCGACGCCGAGTTTCAGAAGGTCATCGAGGCCTGGCTGTCGATCATGCGGACAGGGTTCCAAGTCGGCGCGGCCACGATGGCGGTAAACCTTTCCCCGGAGAAACCCCATGACTGACGACACCGAGTTAAGACGAGCGGCAGAGGCGGCGACGCCGGGGCCTTGGCGCGTGTGCAGTGATCTCCCAGCCTACGCAATCGCAGCGGGTGACTATCGCGTGGTGCAGACCCCCAACCAAAACAACTACCGGATTTTTGGCCCATCCGAGAACTGGCTTGGTATTCCCAGCGATGCCAACGCCCGGTACATCGCAGCCGCCTCCCCTGATGTCGTCCTCCGTATTCTGGATGAACGAGATAAGGCCGCCGACACCATCGCTCGTCTCGAAGGCGAGAAAGCCGAGGCGTTCAAGGCCGGGATGAAACGGGCTGCGGAGATTGCAAAGTCTCACGACCTAAGTATTCAATCATACACATCATATGATGTTATGGCAGTTCGGATCACCGCCGCCATCCTCGCAGAAACAGAGAAGGTGAAGCCATGACCCCCGAGCAAATCGAAATCGAAAACCGCAAGTACCTCGGGCCGACCGTCAAACTCCTCCCTCTGTCCGGCGGCGATTGGGCCATCCTCGACCACAACTACCAGTTCGTCGCCCTCGTCCCGGCCACGGCGATCCCGGTCCAGGCCCGACTTTGCAAGCACACCGAGCGGCCGAGACCTCCGGCCATGAAACCAGTAATCGACATTGACATGGAGCTAGACCTATGAAATATTATATGGTAGTGCATAAACCTACGGGCAACTGGATGCCGCAGCGGAACCGCATGGCGCAGACTTACATAGACTTCCAAAAACAATCATTCAACCACTTCCCGCCGAGACTTTTTACCTTTATCCGGGAAGCTCGCTGGTTTTTAACCGTTTATTGCAAAGGCCCGCATTACGAAGGAAAAAGTCAAGATTGGGAAACAGGAATACTTGAACATACCGGCATAGAAGTGGACGAAAAAAGTAAACGAAATCGTGAGGAATTTACCATCCTCGAAGTAACCATGACTTCCGGCAGGAGCTTCTCATGAAATTCCAAATCCCCGAACGCAAGTTCGTCTGGTTCGAGTACCGCCGAGGCAAATCGTACCGGGAAATCGCCGAGAGCCTCGGCCTCGCCCTCCGCCGCCGAGTCACCCGCAACACTATCTCCGGCATCATCCACCGAGTTCGTCACAATCCTGACCTTCAGTCCCAATTCAACAAGGAGTTCGAGAATGGCCTTCGTCCTAACCCCTGAGCAGCAAGCTGTGGTCGAGTTCGCCACGCAGTCCCAAGACAACCTTATCATTTCCGCCCTCGCCGGCGCAGCCAAAACCTCCACCCTCGTCGAGGTCGCCAAGGTCCTTCGGCCGACTCGGCTGCTCTGCCTCGCTTTCAACAAGAAGATCGCCACCGAGATGACGGAGAGGCTCCCTGAAAACTGTGTCGCCATGACCCTCAACTCCCTCGGCCACCGCACGTGGGCCTCGGCCCTTGGCAAGCGCATCATCCTCGAAAAAGACAAGAACTACCAAATCCTCACTACCCTTATCAAAGACCTTTCGAAGCGGGAACAAGAACAAGCCTACGACGAGTTCGCCGAGACCCTCCGAATCGTTGATTTCGGCAAGGCCTGCGGCTATATTCCCACTGGCCACCACCCCCGAGGCAAGCGCCTGATGGACGACAACGAGTTCTTCAACCATCTCGAAGACGAGCCCTCGGCGTTGCAAGAGAAGCTCGTCCGCGAGGCCTCGGTCATTTCCATCAACAAAGCTTTTGATGGCCTTGTCGATTTCGGCGACCAGATCATGATGCCGACCCTCTTTCCCGCCCTCTTCGATTCCTACCCTGTCGTCATGGTCGACGAAGCCCAGGACCTTTCCGCCCTCAATCACGCAACCCTGCGAAAGCTCGCCCGCAAGCGCCTCATCGCTGTCGGCGATCCAAACCAAGCCATCTACGGCTTCCGTGGCGCGCACGAGGAGTCGATGGCGCTTCTCCAAGAGTCCTTCAAAATGACCCCCCGCATCCTCTCGATCAGCTTCCGCTGCCCCATTGCTGTGGTCAAAGAAGCTCAGTGGCGCGCCCCTCACATGCAGTGGCCGGAGTGGGCGAAGGAAGGCGCAGTGCTGACTTTGCCCGAGTGGGACGCATCCTCGGTCCCCGAGTCCGCCGCCATCATCTGCCGCAACAACGCGCCTCTGTTCAACATGGCTATCAAGCTTTTGAAGAACGGCCGTCGCCCCCAGATCATCGGCAACGACATCGGCAAGGCCTTGATCAAAGTCATGCGTAAGCTCGGCAAGATGTCTATGGACCGGGTCGAGGTCGAAATCGCCATCGACCAATGGTGCGAGGACAAGATGAAAAAGTCCCGCAACAAGGGGAAGATCATCGACCAAGCTCAGTGCATGAAGATTTTTGCCGCGCAGGGCGAAAACCTCGGCGACGCCGTGGCCTACGCGGAACACCTTTTCAATTCCCAAGGCCCAATCATGCTCATGACTGTCCACAAGTCCAAGGGCCTCGAATTCGACACCGTCTTCATCCTCGATCGCAAGCTCATCAACATCGAAGAGGGCCAGGAAAGCAACATACTTTATGTCGCGCAAACTCGGGCGAAGAAAGAACTCATCTATGTGACTTCGGACAGCTTTGTAGATGAGGCGGGGGACTGAGCCCCGAGCCATATCCCATACCGGGTATCCCATCCATACCACCCCCTCATCTCGAAAAAACCCGTTGACATTTTGAACGAGATAGTTTACGGTATTCGTGTAGTCAACCCAACGGTTCAAAAGGAACCCCACCAATGAAGACCATCTCCATCGCCGGTCAGCCGTTCGAGCTGTCCACCCCCTACACCGCCGGTTATGTCATCAGCGAGATCGAGGCCAAGGTCCTCAACCAGACTCGCGCCGAAAACATCGGCAACAACCTCCGTGCCGAGGTCAAGAAGGCTGTTGAGTCCGGCTCCGCCGAGGAACTCGAAAAGGTCCGCGCCGCCCTGGCGAAGGCCGACGCCGAGTACCAGTTCTCTGCTGGCGGCGGCGGCACTGCCCGCACCCCGATCGACCCGATCGAGGCCGAGGCCTTCCGCATCGCCAAGGACGTGGTCAAGGTCAAGATTCACGAGAAGACCGGCCTCACCGTCAAGAAGTACCTCGAAATCGAGGGCAACGAGGCCAAGTACGAGGCGGCCGTCGAGGCCGTTGCGGCCAAGGAGGACACCCTCAAGCTCGCCAAGCAGCGGGTGGCCGCGAAGAAGAAGGCACTGGACAGCGCGGGCGACGACCTCGGTCTCGCCTAAGCAGATGCCCCGGCTTGGCTTAGTCTCCTTGGCCGGGGCATCCTCTCATCTCAGTGTCACGCTTAACAGCAGGCTCTTCCTCCCCCACGCAGCCAGACACTGAGTAACTTCCCCCGAGGGCAATGAGGTCCTCGGGGGCTTTTCCATCAAAGGAGACTGCCATGTCCGACTACACCGCTTACCTGCGCGGACTTTCTTTCCGCCCCATCGACGCCAAGCTCATCGTTCAGGGCTTTGAGGGCGGCGAGGTCCTCGACCTCGAACGCGATCCAGAAAACGAGTTCGACCCGAACGCCATCAAAGTCATCTGGCCCGCGACCGGCGAGTTCCTCGGCTTCGTCGCGAAGGAGGTCGCCGCCGACCTCGCCCCCGAGATGGACGCCGGAACCAAGTTCCGCTGCACCGTCGAGTCCAACATGATGAAATCCACCATCCTCTCCATCACCGAGGTCGAGGCCGAGGCCTAGCGAGTCCGCCCGGTGCGCGAGTTGCTGATCCATGCCCTCATGTCCCCTCACGGCATATCAGTCCGGTCATCTGACCCTCTCGCGCTCCGGGCGAAACTCTATACCCTCCGCCGACTCGACCCCGAGTACCTGCAGCTTTCATTTGTCCTCAGCCCGGACAAACCCGACGAAGAACTTTGGATAGTCAGAAAGGTCAAAGATGTCGAAGCTTGAAGAGCTGCAGAAGCACACCCTCCACCTGTTTCAGGGCGACTACCATCGTCTCCAGATCGCGTACCCGAACGAAGGCGCGGCCCTCATCATCCGCACCCTCGTCCGCGCGCACCTGACGAAGATCGATCCGCCCGTCGACACCTCAAAAATTCGGAGCAACGTTGATGTCTGATCTTGCCGAACTCATGTCCAGAGACCCAAACAAATGCACCCGCGAGGACATTTCCGAAATCATCAAGTTCTATCGGTCCCGCCACGCGCAGTGGAAGCAGACCGGCGGGAGCGTTTCCCTCAAGCCCTTGAAAGGCAAGTCCGTCGAAACTGCAAAGCAGATTTCTGCCAATGACCTCGACCTTTGACCCCGCCGAGGTCCGAGTCCTCGAACGCTTGCTTGCGAAGAAGGAACTCGACTTCGAAACCGAACGCACCAGACTTGAAAGTGTCCTCGCCGAGTGCGCCGAGACCAAGATTCAGCCCGCGAAGGATTATTGGCACCGCTTTCAAAAACTCCAACGTCAAGTAAACACACTCAGATCATTGCTGGAACCCTGACATGGACGAGATTCAAAGATCAAACCGAAATGAAGACAGGACTTTCTTCGCTTGGGACTCGACGATGCTCAAGACCGCCGAGACCTGCCCGCAAATGTTCAAGTACAAGTTCCTCGACGGCTGGCAGCCCGCCCGCAAACGAGTCCACCTGACCTTCGGTGGTCACTACGCCACGGCGATCGAGCACTACCACAAGTACCGGGCCTCGGGCCTCTCCCTCGACGAGGCCCTCATCAACGTGGTCCACGAAACCCTCAGAGCCACTTGGGAAATCGTCGGCTCCAAAGACGGCGAGCCCATCGGCAAGCCGTGGGACTCGATGGACAACGTCAAGACCCGCGACACCCTGATCCGCTCCGTCATCTGGTACATCGACAGCTTCGCCGACGACCCAGCCGAGACTGTCATCCTCGCGAACGGCGAGGCCGCGGTCGAGCATTCTTTCCGCCTCGCAGTCGATGACGGCATCATCCTCTGCGGCCACCTCGACCGCCTCTGCCTCCACGGCGACGAGTACTACATCATGGATCAGAAAACCACTAGCTCCACCATCACGCAGCGGTTCTTCGACCAGTTCTCCCCCGACATGCAGATGTCCTTATATTCCTTTTGCGGTCAGGCAATTTTTGACGTGGCTGTCAAAGGCGTCATCATCGACGGCGCCCAGATCGCAGTCGGCTTCACCCGGTTCGAGCGAGGCTTCACCTTCCGCACCCCCGAGATGCTCGAAGAATGGTACGACGATACCATGCTGCTGATCGAGCAAACCAACCAAGCCATTGTCAACAACCACTTCCGCAAGAACACTGCCTCGTGCGGCAACTACGGCGGCTGCGAGTTCCGCGACATTTGCTCCAAGTCTCCCGCGGTACGGGAAAAGTTCCTCCCCGGTGACTTCGAAAAGACTTTCAAGTGGAACCCCCTCATCGCACGGTGAACCAATGCCCTCTCTTCTCAACCACCATTCCGGCCAGCTTGTCAAGCTTCTCTACCTCGGCGACAGTGGCGCGGGCAAAACTGGCTCTCTCGTCTCCCTCGTCAAAGCAGGCTATCACCTGCGCATTGTCGATTTCGACAACGGCCTCGATGTTCTCAAAGCCTTCGCCCTCAAGGAGTGCCCAGCAAATGTCGGAAACGTTATGTATGAGACTTTTCGTGATTCATATAAGGCCGGGCCGACTGGTCCTGTTGTTGCTGGCGTACCAAAAGCCTTGGTGGGCGCGCTTAAAATTCTCAATAAGTGGACAGATGAAAGTATCCCTGCCGAATGGGGGCCAAGCCATATTCTTGTCATCGACTCTCTCACCGGGCTCGGTAAGGCTGCATTTGAATGGGCCAAGGGGCTCAACCCTGGTGCTAAAGAGCCGAGGCAATGGTACCATCAGGCGCAACAGGCCGTGGACAATGTCATTTCGCTTCTGACCTCCGAGGCCTTCCGTTCCAACGTCATCATCATCGCTCATGTCCAGCTTGTGGAAAAGGGCGACGGCACCCTCCGAGGCTACGCCAACACAATCGGCAAAGCCCTCGGTCCACTCGTCCCGACCTATTTCAACACCATGGTCCTCGCCCAATCGAAGGGGACCGGCCAGAATGTGAAGCGGAGCATCGTTACCGCTCCGACTTCGCTACTCGACTTGAAGAACCCAGCGCCCTTCAAAGTCGAGAAAGAGTACGACCTTGGCACTGGACTTGCAACCCTGTTCGAAACATTGAAAGGCTGAATGAAATGAACTTCCAAGACGCACTTAACACCAAAGCTAGCGCAATCGAACGTCCGCCTCTGCTCCCGATGGGAACCTACACCGCGGTCGTGACCAAGGTTCCGTCGATCGACACGCTCCAGGGCGATGCCTATGATGTTTGTGATTTCCAGCTCCGCATGGTTTCCGCCGGCGAGGACGTGGACCAGGATGAACTTGCTGCCTATGGCGGACTCGGGCCTCTGGCAACTGCCCGCCGCAGGTTCATGTTCAACAAGTCCGACAAGGCCGCGTTCGACCGGACCCTCTTCGACTTGAAGCGCTTCCTCCTAGACCACCTTCGCGTCGAGGGCGATGACTCCACGTCGATCAAGGAACTCCTCGACGCCTCGGTCAACCACCAGTGCACTTGCTTCATCAAGTGGCGCCCCGACAAGAACGATCCCGAAATCCAGTACGTCGAGATCGGAAAGACAGCGCCGGCTGAGTAAGCCGCAAGCTCAACCGTCGCTGGCCCCACGGCTTTTCACCCAAGGCCGTGGGGCAAACCTTCTTAACCGGAGCCAGGCATGTCAACTTTCACCTCCTACCCAATCGAGTCCATCCACATCGCGCGCGAACGTCGGCAGCGCCGCGAGCTGACTGGCATCGATGAGCTTGCATGGTCGCTCAAGTCCATCGGGCAAATCAACCCCATCACCCTCAACAAAGACGGGGTTCTCGTCGCAGGCGAACGCCGACTCACCGCCGCCAAGTCCCTCGGCTGGACCCACATTCAAGTTCAGTTCCTCGAAGACCTCGATGAGACCACACAACATCTTATCGAACTCGAAGAAAACGTCCGCCGAGTCGACTTGCCGTGGCAGGACCAGTGCAACGCCATTGACCAGTATCATCAACTCAGGAGTTCCCAAGATGCTAAGTGGACTGTTAAGCAAACTGCATTCGCTTTGGGCATTAGCGAACAGCAGGCCGGTCAGAAGATCGCCATCGCAACAGAACTTAGAGCAGGCAATGAACGAGTTGCAGCAGCTCCAAAGCTCTCCACCGCCCGAGGCATCGTCATCCGAGAAGCTGAGCGCAAGCGAGACTCCGTTGTCTCGGGCATCACGGCCCAGGTCTCCGGCGAAGCCCCGCAAGCCAAGGTCGCCCCGATCGTCCTCGCCGACTTCAACCAGTGGGCGCTGACCTATGACGGCCCCAAGTTCAACCTCATCCATTGCGACTTCCCTTACGGCGTTAATGCTGATCGACATAACCAAGGAGCCGCAGCCTCGTTTGGTGGATACGCTGATAGCGAGGACGTTTACTGGCGGCTTCTGGAGTCTCTCCGGCATGCGATGGCCAACGTCGTTGCTGAGTCGGCTCACCTCATATTCTGGTTTTCGATGGATTTCTACCAGCCGACACTGGAGAAACTTTCTGAAATGGGGTGGGACGTTCAGAGGTTTCCTCTTATCTGGCACAAGTCAGATAACACCGGTATACTTCCCGACCCAAGCCGCGGGCCTCGTAGAATTTACGAGTCTGCTTTCTTTGCTTCGCGGGGGGACAGGAAAATCCTGTCGGCTGTTTCCAACGTGGTCTCTCATGCGAATGTGAAGACCATTCATATGAGTGAGAAACCGGTCGGCATGCTGGCCAAGTTCATGGAGATGTGTGTAGACAAGTATAGTATGGTGCTTGATCCGACCTGCGGCTCGGCCAATGCGCTCAAAGCTGCGGAACGCCGAGGCGCCGCGTCGGTGCTAGGGCTTGAACAAAACGAGGAGTTTTTCAACCGTGCGAAGGAGGCGTATTATGACGAAGATATCTGAACCCACAGCTAACCCGACCGACAAGGTCGCCATCATCCTCAACGATCGCGAGCAGACCCACGGCAACTTCGAAGATCACGCAAGGGTGACGCAGCTTTTCAAGGGCACACTCGATCATGAGATTGGCTTACGCCGGGCGCGAAAGCAACCGGAGTTATCCATGATGCAGCGCGAGTCGATCGAGATGATCCTGCACAAGATCGGCCGCATCATCGCGGGAAACCCCAACTTTCAGGATCATTGGGACGACATCGCTGGGTACGCCCGGATTGCGAACAAGCTCTAAGCCATACCCTACCCCACGTATCCTAGCCATATCGAGGCCCCATGACCCTAATGATTGTCAGTGACGCTTGGACCGAGGAAGACCTCACCACAGGGAAACTTTTTTCCGGCGCCACTGGCAGTCTGCTTCGGGGCTGCCTCGCGACTGCGGGCATTTCGATGGCCGAGGCTTACATCACCGCAGTCTTTTCCTCTTACATGGGTGACATCAAGTCTCGTTGTGGCCCGAAGGCCGAGGCCATCAAAGGCTGGCCCGCCATCGCCACCGGCAAATACGTCCCCTCCCGTTACGCCGCCGAGATCGAACGACTGAAAAAGGAGATCAGCGATGTGCGTCCCGTCGCCATACTGGCCCTCGGCCAGACCGCAACATGGGCACTCCTCCGCGAAACGAAGCTCAAGAAAATTCGTGGTGCCCCTCTCTATTGCGATCTTGTTCCTGACCTCCGCGTCAAGCTCCTCCCCACTTACCAGCCCGGCGCCATCTTCAAAGAATGGAAGCTCCGGCCAGTCTTTCTCGCCGACCTGTTTAAGCTCCGCGAAGAGCTTGAGTACCCGGAGATACGCCGACCTTACCGTGAGGTTTGGATTGAGCCCGACCTCGATGACCTCTATCGTTTCGAGCGAGAACATATTTCTCCGTCACCGGACCTGTCGATTGATATTGAGACCTCGGGCACCAGCATAACTTGCATCGGGTTCGCGCCGAGGCCCGATATTGCACTCGTCGTGCCCTTCACCTCGGCGGTCGAGCCAACAAACTACTGGCCGGACTTGGCGACCGAATTAAAAGTCTGGGCATGGGTACGGAAAATGTGCGGGCTCAACAAACGCATAACCGGCCAGAACATCCTCTACGATGTCCACCATCTCTGGCGCAACTACGGCATCCCTGTCCCCCACGTTACCAACGACAGCATGCTTTTACACCACGCCCTCCAGCCCGAAATGGAGAAGGGCCTCGCATTCCTGGGCTCGGTCTACACCCGCGAGGCCGCTTGGAAATTCATGGGCCGCACGAAGGTCGACACGATTAAAAGGGAGGACTGACTTTGATTTACTTGGCATCCCCGTACTCTCACCCCGACGTTGCCATGCAGCAAGAGCGTTTCGAAATGGTCGAGCGCTTCACCGCCAGCATGCTTTCTAAAAAGCTCGTCATCTTCAGCCCCATCGTCTACGCCCACGCGATGTCAGTTAAGTTCAAACTCCCCGGCGAGGCCGCTTACTGGCTCGCCTTCAATATGGAGTTTCTTCGCCGGGCAACCTCGCTTTGGGTGCTTGATCTGCCTGGCTGGGAAGTCTCTCGCGGAGTCCAGATCGAAATCTCAACCGCCGAAGCCCTCCACATTCCGATCCGCCACTTCCACGTGGAACTTCTCGGATGAGGATAATCCGCACAGACCTGCTCGAACAAAACACCAAGCTTTCTCAGAACGAGAACGACTGGATTTATAACGGGCTTGACGTTTGCGTGACCCTCGAAATTGTCAACACCTTGCTCGACCAGCTCGACAACGTGACGAGCAACACTTACGCCCTCTCCCTCGCACTCCAGGCACCGGTCCTCGAAATGGCCATGACCGGGATCAGGGTCGATCAGCATCGCCGGGCCGAGGTTCTTTCTCAGTACAAGTCCGAAATCAAGTTCATCGGAGAACAGCTCGATGAGATCATCACCGAAGGCATCGGGCTCCAAGTCAACTGGCGCTCCCCGGCGCAGCTCAAAAAGCTCCTTTACGAAGTCCTCGATCTCCCCGCCGTCCGCAAGCGAAACGCCAACGGCATCATGGCCCCCACAGTCAACCGGGAAGCGCTCGAAAAGCTTTCTAATTACATGGTCGCCGAGCCCATCTGCATCCGTTTACTCGCGCTCCGAGACCTTGATAAGAAACGATCATTCTTGGAAACTGGTATCGATCCCGACGGACGCATCAGGACGTCCTTTAATCTCGCCGGTACTAATACCGGGCGTCTCGCTTCCAGCATGTCGGATATGGGCACGGGCACGAACCTTCAGAACGTAGACCGCGATCTCCGCTCGACCATGATCGCCGACCCAGGAAAGAAGTTTGCCAACCTCGATTTGGAGCAGGCCGATGCACGAAATGTGGGTGCCCTGTGTTGGGATTACTTTGTTGACGAGCATGGTGAGTCCATCGCCGGGCGGTATCTTGATGCCTGCGAGAGCGGTGATCTGCATACCACCACTTGTCAGCTCGCTTGGACCGAACTCGGCTGGACCGCAGACCCAAAGGCCAACCGAACCATTGCAGACCAGCTTGCCTATCGAGCTGACTCATACAGACAGCTGGCCAAAAAGCTTGGGCACGGAACAAATTATTACGGCACTCCGCGAACCATGGCCATGCACACCAAGACCGCTGTGAAGATCATCGAGGAATTTCAGCGTCGGTACTTCGCGGGTTTCCCTTGCATTAAGCTCTGGCACGAGCGTGTTCGGAAACTCATTCGTGACGAGTCGACAATCACGACCCTGTTCGGTCGTCGCCGTGCTTTCTTCGGTCGCGCCAATGATGACGCGACCTTGCGCGAGGCAATCGCCTATGCCCCGCAATCCATGACCGCCGACGAAATCAACCTCGGCATGCTCAAGCTCTTTCGTACCGGAAAAGTCCAGCTCCTTGTCCAAGTCCATGACTCATTGCTTTTTCAATTCCCGGAAGAAATGGAAGACGAGATTGTTCCAATGGCCCTCGAAGCCCTGCGAGTGCCTTTAGAGATGAAACGGGGGAGGCAGCTCGTGGTTCCAGTCGATGCAAAGACCGGCTGGAATTGGGGCGATGTCGTCACCGACAAGCAGGGAAAAGAAGTAGGGAATTTTGAGGGGCTTCGTAAATGGAAAGGTCAGGACGACCGAAAGCGGCAGACGGGCTCGAAGCTCTCCTTAATCCAAAGCCTGCTGCAACCGGTCCGCGCAAGTTAGGAGACTGGATTGAATCCTTTGAAGAGTACAGCAAAGGTTTGTCTTCGCCTGCTTTGTTCAAGCGATGGGGTGCGATTGTTTGCTTGGCGATGGCGATGGAACGGAAGGTTTTTCTTCGGACTAACCTCGGTGCCCTCTACCCGAACCTCTACGTAATGGCCATAGCCCCGCCCGGAGTCGGCAAGACCCTTATCACTTCAAAGGTCGGTGACTTGATCCGCTCTCTCCCCGAACACCACGTCGCTCCCAGCTCCGTAACCCGCGCCTCACTCATCGACGCCCTCGTCGCCAGCGAGCGCCGCGTCGTCATCCCGCAAGGCACCCCGCCTGTGCTTTCATTCAACGCCCTGGCCGTGGTGCAAAATGAGATGGGAGTCTTTCTCCCCGCCTACGACACAGAGTTCATGGCGACTCTAACCGACCTCTACGATGGCAAAAAGTACAGCGAAAAGAAACGCTCTAAAGACATCAACAACAGCCTCGATCATCCATGCCTCAGTCTCTTCGGCGCCACAACCGTAGCCTACTTGTACGACACTATGCCGGAACAAGCCTGGGACCACGGCTTTCTTTCCCGCACCATACTCATTCACTCAGGCGAAATGATAATCCGCTCCCTTTTCGACTTTGTCGAGATGCCAGAGCAAGTTGAGAAGGACCTCATTCATGACCTCAAGATAATCGGCAATCTCACCGGAAGATTTAAATTTACTCAAGATGCCGCTACAGCAATTGATCGCTGGCATCAATCCGGAGGGACTCCGAAACCGGATCATCCGAAACTCACCAATTATAATTCACGACGAACTACCCATATACTCAAGCTTTGCATGGTGGCAGCCGTCTCCGAAGGCAACGAACTCATCATCACCCTCGAACATTTTCATCGAGCCTTAGAATGGTTGCTTGAAGCCGAAAGCTTCATGCCGGACATCTTCAAGTCCATGAGCGTCGGCGGCGATGCAAAGGCCATCGAGGATACGTACTATTGGGCCTACAAAATCTACATGAAAGAGGGCAAGAACATTTCGGAGGACCGGATCGTTGAGTATCTTGCGAACAAAGTCCCCGCGCACTCAGTCGAGCGCATCATGCAGTTGATGGTGAAGGCGAGACTTTTCGAAAAGGTACTGAATGAGTATCGGCCGAGGGCTAAAAAAGACAACTGATCAAAAGCAGATCGATCAGAAACATCGAGCCCTTAAACGCCACTTTGGCATTCTCAAGCCACCAACGTCGGGCGAGACCTTTCCAGTCATGGAAGAACTTACCCGGAGTCTCGAACTTCTGCCAACCTTCTTCGAGGCTGTCTTCCCACGGAACCTTGCCGTCCCATTTCGGTGCGACCTGCAAAGCGCGGAGAAGCAGAGGTCGCTCATCAGCTCGCAAGGGCATGGCCACGAACGAGGCTCCCGCGATGATCGCGCCCGACACGATGACTAGCAATTTTATTTCGCGGCGCATAGCTTTCGCCATTTCAAATTGTGCGCCAGGACTTGACGTTTCGTGTCCGCCGTGTCGAGCTTTGAAGGATTGATAACTCGAAACACTGTGCAGCCCGAGTCCGTCACCGTCGCCTGCGAATGCACACACCCGCTAATCCCTAAAGTCACCACGCAGAGCAGCATCCACTTCATCATCGCTGAGTGCTTTGACTTCATCATCAACCTCCTTCGCCATCTTACCTGCGATTGTGACCTGTGCGAGGGCTTTGGCGATCTGTCGCCTCTCCCCTTCCGCCAGTTGCTTGCGCCGCTCCAGCTGATCAATGATCCAATTAACCAGCTGGAGGGCAAGCAACACTATCTTGACATAGCTCACGCGGGCTTATTCGGCGTCAGGTAAACGCCGAGCCAGCCCAGCACGAAGGCCACCCCGGTCAACAGCGTGTTTTCGAGCGAGACCGGAATGTCCCATCCGGTTCCCTTCTCGATCAATCCCACGATGAACGCACTCACCGAGGGCGCCGCGGTTGCAAGCAGACCACCAACATAAGCTTTGGCAGCGCGAAGGTCAAACATCATTTCGAGGCTCCTTACCCATTGAACAGTGTTGCTTTCTTCGCCCAACTACGCCAAGGGTGCAACTCGTAGTGTGGCATATCAACGAAGGACTCGTCCTTCAAATTCGAGTTCATGTTCCAGTCCGCTCCCCATCGGATAGGAATACCTAATTCTTTGGCGATTGGCAAGACAAATCTTTTGCCGAGAATGATGAACTTCTTTGTGTTCTTCCAGTCGATCGGAGCTGGGCACACATCGAGGGCGATGGCCGGAACGTAGTTGTGCGCGGAGTTTCCGAACTGAACCTTGGTGGTGCCTCGGGCGAAGGCCAGCTCCTGCTCCGCCTTTCCCCTCGTGGAATCGAGAATGATGATGTCAGTCTCATCAGCCACTGCGGTGAAAAGTTTCTGCAGCAACGGGTGAGCCTTGGCCAGGCTCTTCTTCGATCGGGCGTCCAACATCACTGTACCTTTCTGTACTTCATGGATGAGCCTTTGTAAATGAGCATCGCCGTGGCCGACGAGACGTTCTGCGCGAATTGCAACGCGAAGGCTCCGGCATTGTTGCCATTCTCAATCCTGGCCCGGACCTTCACACAAACGTACCTGTTTGCTGCCGGGGTGTTTGCGCGCAGCGATCCATAGGCACTGACCGCCACAGTCGCGCTCGCGGCCGCACTGTCAATTTCATGCCCGAACCCAAGCACGAGGGCCGGAGAGGCCGGGCCGGTCAGGCCGAGCTTGTACCCGACACTGATCGGAGAGAAGATATACAAGTCCGCTTCGACCAGATAAACTGTATTCGCCTCCATCGTGAAAGTAAAGTCCGCGTCGGAAGCGAGAGTCGCGTTCGAGCTAATCGACTGCGTGATAGTTTTGGTGATGTCAGTCCAAAGCGAGGCAAGCTCCGCATGGCTGTGGTTTGCGGCGGCAAAGCTTCCCGGTCCATAACCTGAGTCCTCAAGCAGCGCTCCACCCGCACCGTTGAACGCAGGAAAGTTTCCATCGACCGCCGTGGTCGGACCTGCGACTGACTGCGTGATTGAGGTGATCTCATCGCCCGAGACCGCCGCAGCCAAATCTGCTTTGATCCGCTGGACTTGCATCACGATCAAGTCAAGCTGCTTCTCAATCGCCTCGGGGTCAAACTCACCGTACTTGAAAATATCCAGGTCCTGCGTAATCGGCACAACCCTATCAATGCGGACCCGGTAGGCCGAGGTCATCACCACGTCACCGGGCAGGTAGTTGACTGATCCGCCCGCCGGATTGCCTGCGCCGCTGAGGGTGTAGTCCGAGGCCGCGACCAGCGTCCCCACTCCCGTCGCCACCACGATCAAAGTCAGCTGAATGTGGTCGTTAGAGATGAACTTGAAGGGGATCGGAAAGTCCGT